TAGCTGGACTAAAATCAGTTTTTGAAGCTATTACCGAAACACTAGGCATTTTTAATTTTACTGAAGCATTAGGAAATTCATCATAAAATTCTTTAATTCCCTGAACTGTATCTTTTAGATATTTGCCTAATTGATATGGCACAACCTCTGAAATGCTTTCATTTTTAGAGGTGCTATCGGCCACTAGTTAACTCCGCTTTTATATTTTCAATTATTTTCGGTATCATATTCTCTAGTATATGCTTAGGCTCCATACCAACTTTAGCAATCTTTTTCTGTGTGCCTACAGCTAAAGCCCAGACCTCGCTAGAGTAGTTTGGTGGCTGACTAGGATCTTGTAGTACCCTCTTTGCCCATGCCAATAGTGGAGCCAATGGAGGCGTAAATGGTCTAGCTCCCATTTCTATTATAGGAGCATGAGGAGCATAGTTTCCAAGTATTGCAGTATTCTCAGTCTGTGTAAAATCCCAACTATTTGCATAAAGTCCCGTATCAACAGGACTGGCAGCAACTAAATCAGGAATTGACCGCATAACACCCATTGCAACAGCCTTTTTTTGCTGCTCAATGGTTGCCTTGTTAAACTCTTCAAGCTCTTTTGCAAAGTTTTCGAGCTTAACAGTCTTTGCGGCCATTATTTACCGACTGGAGGCTGAACTGGTCCTTGCACCAACTGAATACCGCCACCCAATTTCTTAGGTTCAATGCCGCGAGGATTAGATACGCCCATTACAGACTCTCCACCCACTACGCCGCCCTGACCTTGTGGACCAACTGGCTTACTGTTAGCTACTGGCTCTGCGTAACAGCCAACGGTATTTACATTCGTTCCATCTTCATGCTTCATCTTAACCCCTCTCGGTTTCATCTTGACTTATTTTTCTAATATGAACATCCCACGTTACTAATCTCTCTCTAACATTAACACAAGTATAGTAGTTAGTACCTAACTTGTAAAATCTCTCTTTACTCTTACTATCGGTCTGGGTCTTTAACTGATCTTCCGTATATTTTGGAGATATACCACGCAAAATTAAGTCACCAGACTTAACTGCACCGGCCTCAGAAGTTCTAATATTGTGACTATAATCTACAATCTCAGGAGCAGGACTTAATCTAGTAACAACATCTGTAAAAGTTCCGTCTCCCTGCCTCTTGCCACTCCAAGTTCTCTCGACAAGATCAACGTCTGCTAATTGCGCCCCAATTTGCTCTCTAATGCCTAGAATCTTATCTATGCAATGACCTAAATTGGCTCTTATACTGCTACAACTCACACAACCACCGACATATTATTACCGCTAGACTTTTCGATAGGAATATCTAAATGATCTGATAATTCACGAATAAGTCGCATACGCTCTCGCTTTAACATTTCGATTTCTTTTGGATTCATTGTAATATTATCAACTACAGATGCGGCTAATCGACAAATTGCTTCATCCAATGCTTTATCTAAAGTTTCTAAACGCTCTAAAAGACCTTTAACTAAGTTTTCAATATCAGCGTTAAGAGTAGATCCAAGTCTGTCATTAACTACAGAATTATATTGAGTAGAATTAACTACTAAAGTAAGTCCAGACCACCCAAGATAAAAAACTATTTTATGTTTTTGTTTGCTTGTTAGGGCCACGTTTTTTTCTCTCTTTTTTAGGTTCTGATAATGGTTCTGTATCTATATCTTTATTTGTTGCGGTTAATTTTTTATGATTTCTATATCGCAACATCATACCCATTTATTACTCCGCATAAAAAAGGTGGGACCGAAGTCCCACCAATTAATATTAAACGTACACTAATTTAGCTGTTTTATAATCAACAGCATCAATTTTTGCATGGAAAGATTTTACTGCATACCATTGGTTGCCAGTGAAAACCCATTGACGAGCCAAAATATCATAATCGCTTTCAAGTTCCATATCTTGTTTCAAGATATAGCCGTATGGGTCCATTTTATGAACATAAGAAGTTCCAGCAGGAACTTTGTCTGTTTCAAAAACAGCCATACCAAGTAAACGACCACGATAACCCGGAACTGCATACATTGGATCAAGAGCATCAGCTTTCATAAAACCCGCTGTTGTGTCATTTACTACTGACAACATATCTAACGAGTTAATTTGCAAAGCAGTTGCATCTGAATGAAGATCGCCAAACGCCAATACTTTACCTTCGTTGATAGAACGAACATTCTTACCAGTTACAGTAAGAGTCGGAGCAACAAAGTTACCACCAGCAGAAAATTCAGCCAAAAGATCATTATCAACTTTTTCAGCATGAACTCGACCAATTTGCGAAGTGATTTCTTGGATAATGCGCTCTGTTCGTGCGGCACTAACTTTGAAAGCCTTCTTTTTAATACCTACCGCTTTACCAACTTCTTTTACAGTTGCACTAAATGAATCATCACTTAGAGAATCAACTGTTAAAGATGCTGTTTCAGCCGGTTCTTCTACTGCGCCAATATTTTTAAAGTAAGGGAAGTTAACTGTCATTCCGGGTTCTTGCGTAAGTGAATCATCACTCATAGCAATCGCGCCAAAAAGAAGTTTATCACGAAAAAAAGCCGAGATATGTTCTTTCCATACTTTAGGTTGAAATACGAAATCTGTTGAAACTGTAGCTGCCATAAAAAATTACTCCTATTTTTTGCTCTTAGCTGATGCTCTCTCTTGAGAGACTAACTGCTTATATAGAGCTTCGTTTTTAGAATACAAAAGACTTCTTTCGTTAATGCCCATCTCTGAGAAAGCCTCAAGTGTTATACCGCCCGTTTGTTCAGGAGGAATTTCACCGCCCTCTACGCTAGTCGAGCCACCGCTACGACCACGACGAGAGCTTGTTGCAATAACATCTAAATCTTCTTCAGTAAGTTCTTCTCCCTCATTAAGAGCTTGAAGTTTTTCCTGAACTAAAAATTTAAAGTAAGAAAAATCTTCTTTTCCAATTCCGTACTCCAAAGCAGCCTCAACTAATGCGCTGTTTAGTACCAAATTTTCATTCTGTGCTTGCATTGCTTCTAGCTTCTTCTCTGGAGGCATATCATCGCCTTCTTCGCCTTCGCCAAATAGCCCTTTAAGCCCTTTTTCTACCTTAGAAAATCGCTCATTGATCGAAGTGTATTGAGTTTCTAACTCTTTACTCTTCGTTCGATATTTAGCGTTCTCTTTTCGCAAAGACTCAATATAAGTCTTTTGCTCCTCAGTCCATCCAAGCTCTTGATTGCCAGAATCAATAGCTTCGGTTGCCTGTGGTGGTGCCTGTTGCTCTGTAGAAACCGGTTCTACGTTCGCTTCCGTACCCATAACTGTAACTCCTTATGGCCTCTAGCCATTGTTAATATATTTTAGCTAGTTTTCCTGAAACTAGCCGCTTGCCTTCCCCATTCCTCCCGATATGGCACTAAGATACTTCTATCGTTAGGCCGATCTGGTGGAAATTGGAAAACCCTTTCCTGTCCCTTCCATTTGAACCTAAAAGGTTCTCCAATGTCCACCACTGGATTAATTCTAGCTAATTCTTTGCTATCGTCACCAGTTCTTCTATCCATCGGGTGCATTAAGGCTTTCTTTAAGTCTGGTATAGTCTGGTCTTGCACTTCTGACATACCTTGCATCTTTGAAAAGTTATAAACATTGGCAAGTTCTGTTCTGACGATCCTATTTAACTTCCACTCTTCTCCCATAAAGAATCTTCCGGTATCAGATACTAAACGACTAACAGTACGATCTTGAGTATCCCGCATAGCAAGACTTTGTACTATATTGCTAGTAATCTGAGAGCGTAAATCAGCGCCGTAAGCATCTAAACTCGCTTCATATTTGTTCAACAAGAAAGTGTTTGGATCTGTAGCTACCAAAATAGCCTTCATATTGATCGGAGTAATAGAACCCTCGAAATGCTTACTCATCTTTTCTATTTCTTTGACTAGATGCGTTATGCCGGCCGTAGCCATTATCTCGCCGGAATCTACCATTCCAGTCTTTAGATCCCTAGTTATAGCCTCTATTGCCGCTTGTACTTGGACCAAGGTAACGCGCAACTGTTGTTCTGTGAATGTGCCTTGGGGGATAGTTAAAAGTCTATCCTGAAGCTCCTGACGAACTCTACGGAACACTTTCATCAGCTTCTTCTGCTGTTGTTCTTCTAGTCCATCCACAATTTCAATGTTGGATTGCACTAGGTCTGTAACTGTGGAGTCTTGGAAGAAATCGTCGCTCATTTTTGTTTCGGCTTCCTTCGTCTAATCTGCTTTGCAAAGTCTCTTATTACATCACGCCATTCTTTTCGTTCTGGCCACAACTTTTTAATATAATTCTTATTGTTTGTTACCAAATGTTTATTCTGAGCTATATTTTTTCTGTCTTTTTGCGCCCGACTCAGATAATCACTTATATCTCTTGGCTTTGCCTTTTTCCATCTAAAGGGAATTATCCCAGCAACCTCACGATGATCCAAATACCTAACACCACTTGGCCCACCATCGCGCTTCCCAGACAAATCCAACATTCTGCCATCGCGCAATATGTAACCAGCTTCTTGTGGGTTAGATGTAGTTCCCAACTGCTTAACAGCCTTTGCTACGGCCTTTGTGTTTTCTTTTTTTAACTCTTTTGGGCCAAGCAATAGAGCTTTTCTATATGCCTCGCCGAAACTGTTAAACGTACCGCCCTTTAGATGCTGTATTTTAGGATTGTTTATATCAGCATGAACCTTTCCCTTTGAAACTTGGGCCAATTTCATTTTTTGGGCTTCTGATAGCTTTCTTGAAATATCTATCATTGTGTCGTCAGACTGAGAGAACCTTACAGCACCAGTTTGATCCATAAACTTAAGCATAGAATCTGTAGGGCTATAGTTTGGAGCGCGTAATATCTTTCCATTAGATCCAGCCTTAAACTCACGACCCCTGAAAAGAATCGCAGCCTTTTTCATTATGCTTTTACTTACTCCAGCAGCACCTTTAGCAAGAGTCTTGGCTTCTGCGCCTACTCTAATCGGTATAATCCTTCCACCGATCTTTCTGAATACATACCGCCCAAGTTTAACGCTCACTTAATCTTTCCCCTGCTCAATATCTTAGCTAAAGCACGACCAGCTTTTACTGTTACGGCCATATCTCCACTTCCATATAATGCAGCAGCAGAG